CAAGGGTTCCCGCGAAAGATTGTATCTTTCTTGTACCCATAGATATAAGTTGCCCTGTTGCATTTACTGAAAAACCAGTTTCAGTTACAGCACCAGTAGTGGTGCTTTTATTGATGGTTTTGAACCCACCTTCAGATCTGACTGGACCTGAAAAAGTTGTATTAGCCATGTTATTCTCCTTGTCTTGGCAAATGTCAGCCGCGTTATGCGACTGTCAAGGTTAATATAATTAATACTAAATTACTTTTACATAAAAATAAAGGGCGATTTTACTCGCCCTTTAAAGTTGGGAGGAAAGACATGAAGCCTAGGCTCCAGGTGACCCAAACACACATCTAGGATCAGAGAAACCGAAGGAATATCTCTCACGAGCCTTGTAACGCATGTTGCCTGTATCGAAGTCAGCCTCCATGTTCGTTGAAAGAGGTGTTCTCTCGAAATGTAAGAACCCTCTCGGTGTATCAGTCATGATGAAAAACGCATCAGAATCTGTTAGGAAGTCATTCACAGTGTAACCCTGTGGAAGCATCCCCATTGATTTGATAGCGTTTACATCATTATCTGATGTTGCAGGTCGTAACACAGAAGACATTAATCTCTCTGCTGTGAACTGTAACTGTCGTGGAATAATCATTTTTGTACCACGAAGTGCCACTTTTAACCCACGCTCATCAACGAAACCTGCAATACTAATTAGGGCATCTTCAAGAGATGTCTCGTTTAAGTCTGCAGCAGTTGATGGTTCGTTTGCGAAAGTACCACCAGTGATTAAAGGATGATCAGTTGCACACAACTCTTTACCATCTCCACCAGTTACGGAAGAGTCGAAAGCGTTGTTTAGTACAGCCGCAGCTTTAACCTGCTTTGTATGAGCCATTGATCGTGCAAGTGCTCTTGTGTATCTCGCAGAGATTCGGTCATAGAGATTATCCTCTACAGCTTCCTCTGTGATCGCAAAAGCCAAAGCAATGGTTTCATGGTTGTATCGAGCAGTGAAAGATTCGTTTGCATCATCAAATGATACTCCTGAACCTTCTTGCTTGACCGGGGCAGCCCCGAAACCAGAAAGCATTACCTCTTCTTCAAATGCTCGATCTGAAGACTCGGTTGTGTAAATTTCAGAGTGTTGGTTCTCGTATCGACCATACTCCATACCAAAGAGGGCGTTTAAACCTGGTTCTAACTCTTTGGCTAACTGTGCTCTAGATATCGCCATAGTTATACCCCCTTATGAGATTGCTGCATCAGGATCTCCAACAGAGCTGAAGAAGACATGATTATTAAGTTTAACAATATACTGGATACCTGCAGCACTATGATCAGCATTCTGAACATCCTCTTGGATGCCTAGAATCAACAAAGGATTTGACGGATCAGAATCCTCGGCTGTTGAGATATCAATTTGTGCAGTTGATATACCAGTGGTTGTGCTTCCCGCAGTGGCATTCTCTAGTTCAGCAGTTTTAAAGACATCAGCCTTTGCAGTAGCTCTATCAGTATTTGTGCCATCGGAACAAACAATGTATCGCTGCATCGGATTATCGTAGATAAACGCTTTGATGTCATGATTAGTATCTGCTGACCCAGAACCGGGCCATGTGTTGGAAAATTTTAGTTTTTTTGTAGTGTTGTCAACATATTCACAACCGGCAAACACGCCCAAAATTTGCTTTGTGTCTCCAGTAGCATTGCCCAGAACTTGGACTGTACCGCCAGATAACTCTGCTTGAACGGGTGAACCTTGGAAAATAGCTGACGCATTACTGGCAATGAAGTACATATTAGTGCTACCAGGGTTAGTACCCCCCATAGCATTAATAGGCTTCAAGCCGAAAGATACGTTTGAGTTAGCCATTTATAGCTCCTATTAAGAATTAATTGTTAGAGGAATCGTTGCGACCCCCAAATGAAACTCTAGTTTGGCGATCATTTGTGATTGGCATCGAAGGATGCTGCTCTTTCATTAGATCGCTATCAACGGCAGTCATTTGTTCACGAGTTCTTCCTCGAAAATATTCATTCCTCTCCTTGACTGTTTCGAGAGGCATTCTGGCAAGCATTAATCCACCTGTTCCAATTACTCCTGCGTACTTCCCATCATCAATGGTCGGTAAGTCCCTTTCTGGGTATTGATCTGCTCTAACTAGCTCCCACCCTTCGTTGATCCTCGTATGTACGTTGACCTTATCATCTTCGCCACGAGTAGACATACGAATCCATCGGTGCTTATAACCCTCTGGAGGTTCAGGTGCACTTAACCTGCTTGGTGGGGCCCAAGGCTTTCTGCGTGAAGTTGTTTCACGGGTCGTTTCTTTTCTCGGTGTTCTATCTGTCATGTCTTAGTCCTTCACATATTTCGCGTATTCTTCAAGAGGTACGCCCAGTTTTTTAGCTATCGCTATCTGAGAAGGCGATAGTTTTACCGATCTCCGCTTCTGCTGTGGGTTACGAGATGCTGTGGAATTAGCAGAAGCAACTTGAACTCCACTACTCGTTTTCTGTTTTTCAAACTTATGAGGAAACTCTGTTCTCATTCGTCTATCGATCTCAGTATAGTACTCATCGCTCTCTGGGTCAAACCCTTCTTCTTGTATTAATTTATTATGTACGACAAAAGCAGCTTGTGTCATGACCTCATCGTCCCCAAACCATTCGTTTTTTTCTGCCCAGGTTTTAGCTTTTGGCGACACTTTCTGTTGAGGAGGTGGCTGTTGTGCAACGGGTTGTTCGACCTCTGGTTGATTTTTAGCCATATCAGATTGATTCTTCGCTAGTCTATATCTCTCTTGTTCAATCGATATCTTTGACAAAGCTTTCTGAGCTTCAAACATTTTTTCGCTGTCACCCGCTTGGTGAGCTTCAGCATACGCTCTTTTTGCTTGATCCTCTTGAGACTCTAATCTCGTCCCATACTCTGATAGATAACCTTGATCAAGACTGTCCATTCTTTGCTTGAGTTGTTTGTTCTCTTCAAGAAGTTTTTGTGAGACACGGACTGCTTCTTCTCTATCTCGCTCTTCTTTGCGATATTTTTCTGTGAGCTTTTTAATCCTTGATTGAACATTTTTACTATAGTTCTCTAATTCATCTTCTTTCTTACTAGGTTGAATCTCAGCTTTTCCATCTGATTGAACCTCTACTTCTACTTCTTGCTCACTTTGTTCTTTAATAGAAGGATCAGCAACTTCTACTTCTACAGCTTCTTCCTTCTGGTCTATGATTTGTTCCTGTTCCATATTATCTCCTACACACTATAGATATCGTCTGGATGTTGAATAGTAGCGATTACCTCGTCGTCATTGATAATTCGTATCTCTCCACCATCTATTTTAAAACGTGCTCCTGCATATCGACCTATGCAGACCCAATCTCCTTCTTTACACCAAGGTTCGGATTCTCCAAATTTATCCTTGTCCTTATAGGCTAAAGGTCCAACTCGTATTACATACGATACAACTGTGGCAAGAGCTTCCCTTTCGACAACATCTTCAGGCATAAATACACCGCCCTCTGTTTTGCCTCTGCCTTTATACGGCATAACTAGGATTCTCCAACCCGTAGGCTGTGGTAATCTATCTGTTAAGGGAATATCGGGTTCTTTTTCGGGGACTTTATAAAAGTCAGGAAGTAATAATTTGCTCGACATCTTCTACATTGTTCTCCAGCAGGGACTTAATTTCTTCTTTAGCAATCGAGAGTCCCCGTGCCTCTCCTACTAGATGTTGATACTGATTCCAATCTTTTATGTTTCCTAACACTAGATCTTGTGCAATATCTTTTTCTCTCTCCTCAAATTTATTATATAAATATTTTGCGAAGTCAACAACATCCATACATATACCCCTTAATTTTTTTCAAAATGAGGTCCGTCAATAAATGGGCGACGGCCCTGAGAGCGACGTAGGTCTATATATTCGTTCATAGCTTGCTCTGCTGTGCCCTCAAAATCTCGGAAATCGTCTATATGCCATGCAGCTCCCCAACGAATTTTTAAGCCTGTTCGAACAGCAGCCTCTTTCATAGCATCCGCTATATCATCATAAACTTGGATTTCCCAACATGGATCTCCGTCTTGGTACGCCATTAAATCGACAGCATGAGACACACCATCGTCTTGTAAAAGGTGTTTAGAGTTCATCGTCTGGGAGCGGCCGGATTTAAAAAGTTTCTCCTGTTCTTCTATATTACGAACCCCATAAATCACTCCAAAGTCTATTTTCGTCAGTTCAATAGCCTTTTTTACTGTTTCCACCAATTGGTTGTCTACGCCCACCAGTTTCTGAAAGCTCCTCTGTGATAGTTTGAACGGCATCTTTTTTCTCCTCTTTCTTGTGGACAAAATCAATCCACTCTTTGTTCATGTCATAGAAGTATTGACAATAT